GACCAGTGCCCTTTATCGCAAAAAGAACCTCACGCCGAATAGAGCGCCTGGCACACACAATAGCACGTTCCGTGAGTTGTGGCATGACAAGCCTGGCTTGCTCCCAAGGAGTCACAGCCCGGGACCGGATAGAAGCCCGGGACCGAACCACCGGAGAGTGGCGAGAACCGGGAATCCTGTCACCTGACACAGTACGCATCAAGGGCTGCGTACTGTGTTGTATATCCGAGACACTAGCAGTATGTTCTAGCGACCCAGGACGTCGCGCTAGGACCTCGGAGGTAGAGGGGTAGCCAGTGGGGCGAGAAATCGCCCCACGGCTCGGATTACGCCGGTTCCTGCGGCTCATTTTTCACGCCGGCAGGCTGTCCAGGGGGCTGCGCCCCCTCACCCGGCTTCGCCGGATCCCCCGGAGGCTTCGCCCCCCCGCCTGCGGCGGGCACCCCCCCAGATCCACTTTCAGAATGAGCCGGGGGCTCGAAGACTTCCTCATAGGGGGATACCCATTCCTGACCATCGTCCAGGCTGAAGTCATCCGCTTCCTCGAAAGACTCCTGACCGTGGTCAGCGGATTGACGCGAGAGCTCTGAACGAATAAACGCACGAATTTGTTCAGTGCGACTCTGCGGCATACGCAGGCGAGTGGGAATGGCAACGGGAGTGTTGTCAGGAATTTCATAACCGTTTTTATCCAACATGATGACACCTCAGAAGATGAACGAAGAACCAGAAGCAGCAACCATGCGACGGGCCACCATCTGGTGCTGAATAGCCGCCAGGATCGTGTTATTCGATCCTTGAGCTTGGAAAGGACGTTTGGCCGGATCGGCCGAAACGAAAGACGCATTAAGCGTAGGCTGAGCAGCCAGCAGACGGGCAAAATGCCAGTCATTGAGCGTAGAACGAAACTCACCGTGAACCTGCGACTCAGCACGACGGTATTCATCATACCGGTCCTGATAACCGAACACGGTTTCAGGTCCGGCACCCAGAGCGTAAAGCTCCTTCATCAAAACCTGTTGTTGACCGATGTGCTCGAGTTCCTTCTGCCAGAAATCTTCCTTCACACGACGGTTCCAGTGACGGAACAGACCCTGAGGATAGATCGTCTTCGGCAGGATATACATCACCGACATGATGTAACCATGCTCCTCGAAAAACTTGCGGTAGCGATTGGAACGCATACCCGCAATACCATGGCCATAAAGCTGGCCAACGCCGTCACCGGCGGCAGTCGTAGAGGCCGTCTGCAGGACCTCAGAAAACTGCAAAGCCTGACGGCCACCGCCGAGATACTCGGGCCGTTGCAAACGGGCATCAGAAGAACGGACACCCAGGTAAGCAAGGTACTCGGTATACCGAGAACCATAGCGAGCACGAGCCTCTTGATAGCGCTGCAAAGCAAACGCCTGACGGACATCATTGACATCCACCGCAGTCGCCGATGAAAGATCAACATACAGCGCATTGCCGGCAGTACCCGTTGTATTGGTAGTTTGAAGATACGGAGGGCTAGAAACCGGCATCACGTAGTCACCAGAACCAACATTCGGCAACTTGATAGTCAGGTTGGAATTGATGGCAGCATCAGACGCCACCGGAGCACTCGTACCGAGAGGCAACGTCACAGACGGACCCTTTTGTTCCCAGGGCCGAGAAGTCGTGAAATAGTCCTTTTCCCAACAGCAATTCTGCAGTGCAGTAGACGTAGTGGAATCGACACCAGAACCGGTGTCGATAGCCAAAAGAGTCTGCAGATCCTGGTCACGATAGTTCTCGTTCCAAACCTTGGCATATACCCGAAACGGCAACGCCGACACAGAACCCGTGAAACCAGTGGGAACGCCGAGATAGTCAGCCAAAGACTTCTCAGCAACATTAGACAGCGCGATGGTAGGCCACTCCGTGGCATCCATACCATCCGGGCCACCCGTGATGAAATCCTCGAACTCAGGCATCACCACACGATGCGGCACGTACCAGTGATGAACACGAGCATGCACATTGTGCATCGGAGGAGTAGCAAGCGGCATCGCACGAATGAAAGCCGACACAGCATGTTGCACCGTATCACCAGGAAGCACCTCCGTAAGACCAATGGGCACGAGTTGACCCATGTCCATAGACGAGAGATGGTAGTGAGAGAGATCGCATTTAGAACGTTTCATTTCGAACTTTCAAGTGACCGTTTTTTTCACGGTAATAGTCCCTAATACGCCGGGCCTTAGAGCGCTCTAGAACTTCCTGGCGTTTAACAAGCCACGCCTGATATTCCGGAGAATCGAACGTAACGCCCTGCATGACGAGCAGGGCTTTTTCAGTTTCGATGAGTGTTTCCTCATCTGTCCTGGGAGCTAAGTCCCATCCGTGGTCGGTAACGAGCTGACGGTGCCGACGAGAGAGAGGCCAGCGTTTTCCGTATAAACGGAACTCTCTAGGAAAATCCTGAACTCCGAACGACTTCCCAGCGTGCAGAAGTGATATGAGACCAGCATCTCCAAGGCCCTGTGAAAATGTGACGAATTCTTCAGCTCGACCATCAGACCGCCGCATGCCTTTTCGTCCCTTGAGCACGTAAGCGAGGCAGTAGTCAATCGATTCAGGTTGAACATCACCGACATGGACTGATCCATGACCCCAAATCTTTTCGACACATCCTCCACCAAGAAGGGTTCTTGAGAACAGAAGCACGTGATAGTGCGCCCTTTGAGTTCTTTCACCGTACTCGCCGGCAGCCAAATAACTAAGAACAATTCCCTCATGACGTAACCTCTTAAAAAAAAGTTGAAGATGGCGTTTTTGTAGAACATGGGGAGGTCCACCGCCCGGTGGATCCCGATACGTGAGCGTCAGAAACATTGAGTGAGGCCAAGAAGCTGCGTGAAGCAGTAGCCGACTCTGCCACTGACGTTTGCGGTTGATGCGACAGTTCTTGCACCTTCCACATGGAAAAACCGTCGAACCTTGCGATACGACGGTTATGGGCTTGCTGCAAAGCATGCATTACCAGCGATTGCCGATGCGCTGGCGACGAACACCAGCGCGGCCACGGCGAGCTCGACTGTACGAGCGGCGACGATATGCCATTTCATTTCTCCTTAGTGACCGGGCCATACACCTCACGTGAGCCACCCCGGTAACGTGGCACCACACCAGCTTCCGCACCAGAAAAACCAGTGAGGACGCGCCGAATCCACTCAACAGTGGACATACCAGAAGCCTTGGCAGACTGCTGAACCACTTGAGGCAACAGCCAGACGGGAATCTCGCCCAACTGCTCACCCCAATTTTCACGCTGAACAGAACCACCAGGAACCACCATCCGAAGAGGACGAGCAGCACCAGTAGCAACAGAACGACCACTGTCGATCTGAACCACATCCCAACCCGGAGCGACACCAGGTGTTTGATGACGAGAATCCACCGACGCCGGTGGAAGAGACTGACCCTCAATCTTGACATGAGACACGGGGTAAGGAGTAGCTTCAGCCGGCACAACAGAACCCGTACCAGTAAGCTGATTAGGAGCACCACCATTGCCAGGCTGAGTAGCGAGACGTCGACGAGCTGCTTCGACGTTCAGCTCAGCAAGATCAGCCTGCGCGGCATCGAAACGCTTTTGATCCTCGGAAGGACCATCGGGACGACGCATGATAGGACCTTGGGGAATGCTGTAGTCCTGCTGTGGAGCTGAAACCACCGGACCACCAAGACCTTGAGCACCCATAGCTACCAAGGGATGAATGCCAGCTGATTTAGCGGCATCGACACGACCAAGAATTGAGTTTTTCTCTTGATCAATCGCCATACGATTCAGCTGACCCTGTTGGTCAAGCTGAGCGGACCTTGCGGCCTTCTTCTCATTGTCGGCGATCACATAGTCAGCGACATAACCTGCAGCTGCACCCCAAGGGCCCCAATAGGAACCAATTTCAGAAAACATGTCAGCACCTCATTTTGGTTTTAGACGTGTAGTTCCGCTTGGACTTAGCACCGCGACCAGTGCCCTTTATCGCAAAAAGAACCTCACGCCGAATAGAGCGCCTGGCACACACAATAGCACGTTCCGTGAGTTGTGGCATGACAAGCCTGGCTTGCTCCCAAGGAGTCACAGCCCG